TAGGAGTTGTTGTTGGTTTTATGGGGGCTACAGCCTTATCTAAAACTAAATTAAAATAGGAGAAAAAATGGGAGAAGTTGCTAAAATTAAAAAAGTTATAAAGGGCTTAGATAAAGCATCTAAGTCTCACGCAAAACAAGCTAAAACATTAAAGTCTGTAATAAAAAACAAAAGAAAAAACTCTAAAAAATAGGAGAAAAAATGGGAGAACTTACAAAAAGACAAAAGGATACTTTAAAAAAGCATTCTGTACATCATTCAGCTAAACATATGACAATGATGCGAAAACTTATGAAAGGCGGCGAAACGTTTACTGCTGCACATAAGAAGGCTCAAAAAAAGGTAGGTAAATAAAATGTTATCACTATTAGGAGCAGCACTTGGCTTCGGAACATCTATAATCCCCTCAATCCTTGATTTGTTTCAACAAAAACAAAAAGACGCACAAGAACTTAAGATGCTTGAGGCAAAGGGTAAGTACGCGGCGCAGCTATCTTCTCTTAAGTTAGATGAGCTAGATGCCAAGGCGGACATTGCTGAATCAGAGGGTATATACAAGGCAATGGCAGCGGCAAACGCCAAGTCTGGATTTGCGGCAGCTTTATCAGGATCGGTACGACCAGTTGTAACATATTTATTTGTGGGTTTGTTTCTGACTGTAAAAATCAGCGGATTGTTTTACTCTATGAGTACAGGTGTTTCATTTAACGATGCGGCACAAGAAATTTGGAATGACGACACGAATTTATTGTTCACAAGCATAATTTCATTTTGGTTTGGATCACGTCAATTTGCTAAATTGAGGAAAAACCGTTAAGGTTGATTGTAAATTAAAATTTTGATACTGATTAGAAAACCAGGAGAAGTATTATGATGAAAGAAGTTGATGCAATGAAGAACCCAGGGCTGGCAAAGCTTCCAAAAAAAGTTCGTAATAATATGGGCTTTATGAGGGACGGCGGCATGGTTGACTATGAATATGCTGACGGTGGTCAAGTTACACGCGGTGCAATGCCTGCGTATGTGGTTGAGGAAGACATGTTAGAGTCCATTGCTGATGACATTAGAGCAACAATGTCTGCTCAAGCAATTCAAGACGCTATTGACCGTCAACTAGAATCAGAAACTGAAAGCACTCCAACTAAGGATGAAGCGGACGCTATCAAAAAAAGAATGAGAAGAGGACGCGGTCAAACATTTATGGGCGGTGGCATGGTTAAATACGGCATGGGCGGCAGAGTAAGTTCTGGTAAAGGTTGCGGAATTGCTACAAGCGGCAGAAAGTTTAGCGGTACATTCTAATGACAACTATAATGATCAGCATTCTTCCTGATGGATCTATTCCTGTCGATAAGATTAATCGAGGGGAGAATGGTGAGCCTTCTTGTCCTATTGCCACAAAAGATGCAGATATAAACGCTGAAAACAAAGAAGAAGCAATTTTATCTGCTAATTATGGTGAAGCTTATAGTGACGATCAATGCGGTAACTGTGCTTCCTATAATCAAATGGAAGAGATATTAGACTGTATTGGTGATGATTCTGGTGATTTAGGCTATTGTCAAATATGGAAGTTTGTATGTGGAACCGAGATGATTTGTGATAGTTGGTCTTCTGGTGGCCCCATCCTAGATAAAAATTATAGAGACATGTTATAAAACAGAAGGAGAATTAAAATGGTATTACCAATAGTAGCAGCAGGAGCAGCAGCAGTAGCTAGGTTTATAGCAACCAATGGTGTAAGAGAAGCTATAAAAAAATTTGGTAAATCTAAAGTTCAATCAGCTATGAGAGGCGTTAAAGGCTCTAAAAGAAAACAAGTAGATAGAAAAAAATCAGAAATTGATTTTACAAGCATCCCTAATATTGGTAGAAATCCTGCAATTCAACAAGCCAAACCCCCCAGAATGCCTGCACAAAAAACTACACAAGGACCTCCTAATCCAAAAGGTATGGGATTTTCTAAGGGTGGTAGAGTTCAACGACCAGCGAAAATATTTTAATAATGGATGTTGTAGACTTTGCAAAACATCTATATAAGAAGCTTCAACAGCGTGAAGATGATATCTCAACGGTGTTGATAAACGGAGGTGTTCAAAGTTACGAGCAGTACCGCCATTTGGTAGGAGAGGCACAAGGACTCGCTCTTACTAGGAATGAAATTAAGTCCTTGCTGGAGAACAACGCAGACGATGTCGAAGACCTTATACGTTCCTGACCATGTCGCGCAGAAAATTAAAACGGAGAAAGCAGCAAAGAGCGCGGCCTCTGTAGACGTTAACAGCGCATACGTCGATCCTAAAGAAAAAATCTTGGATCCGACTTTAATTGAAAAACCCCTAATAGATAGACTTCCGCAGCCTACTGGTTGGAGAGTTCTCGTTATGCCTTATCAAGGCAGAGAGAAAACAGACGGTGGTTTATTAGTACCAGATCACATTCGTGAACGCGAAGCGTTGGCGACTGTAGTAGCCTATGTTTTAAAAGTTGGCCCCCTAGCATACCTTGATCCCAATAAGTTTGGAGATAATCCAGATCCTTGGTGTAAAGAAGGTGAGTGGGTGTGTATCGGAAGATATGCTGGGTCAAGATTTAAAATAGAAGGTGGCGAGGTTCGAATTATCAATGACGATGAGGTTATTGCTAAAATATTTGAACCTGATGACATAAAACACATTTGAGGTACTAATTATGGCTGAAGCAGCAGAGAAAGTTATAGATGAAAATGAGGAAATTGAAGTCACAGTTGATGACAGTAAACCTTTGGTTAACTCTGAATCGGATCATGATTCCACTACGGCTGAAGTGGTGGTATCAGAAGAAGACACACAAAATCCTGAAGAACTTGATGATTACAGTAAGCGGGTTCAGAAAAGGATTAAAACGTTAACAGACAAATACAGAACGGAAGAACGGGACAGAGAAGAAGCTGTTCGGTTTGCTCAGACTGTAAAACAGGAAAACGATAAATTAAAAGAACGGCTAACAAGTTTAGACAAGGGTTATTTAAATGAATACGGCACCCGATTAGAGTCACAGCTTGCAACAGCAAAGAATATTTATCGCGATGCCCATGAGTCTGGCGATGTGGATAAAATGTTTGAGGCGCAAAGTGCTTTGTCTAAAATATCTATCGAGCAGGAAAGATATAGACTAGCAAAACAGCGGCAAGATCAGACAAAAATGCAGAAAGCTCCAGTTGAGGGCGGCACACAAGTACAGGCAAGTGCCCCAGCAGCGCAGGCTCCAGCTCCAAAAGCTGATCCAAAAGCTGAAGGTTGGGCAGAAAAAAACGAGTGGTTTGGTCAGGACGAAGTCATGACTTATGCCGCTTTTGGTATTCATCGTAAGCTTGTTGAAGAAGAAGGGTTTGACCCGCAAGCAGATGAGTACTATAGTGAGATTGACAAGCGTATGAGAACCGAGTTTCCACAACGTTTTAACGCTGGTCGAAAAAACGGGGGAAGTGCCAGAGTCGCATCGGCTGATACTTCCGCATCCCGCACAACAAAAACCGGGCGCAGGACCGTCAAGTTATCACCCTCGCAAATCGCGATTGCTAAAAAACTTGGGGTTCCTTTAGAGGAGTACGCTAAGTATGTCAAAGATTGAGGAAAAGATAATGTCAGACAGAACAGAACGGTCAAAAGAAACTCGTGAAACTACTACACGAAGAAAACCTTGGGCACCCCCAAGCAGGCTAGAAGCCCCAGATCCCAAACCTGGGTATCAACATCGTTGGATTAGGACATCCCTTAGAGGTGACGACGATTCCATGAACGTTCATGCAAAGTTGCGTGAAGGTTGGGAACCCGTAAGAGCTGATGAGTATCCAAACTCTGACTTTGCTACTATCGAGGATGGGAAACATGCTGGGGTAATAGGTAACGGTGGGCTTATGCTTGCTAGAATACCTGAAGAAACAGTACATGAGAGAACCGCTTATTATCGGGATCGGACCCGTGATCAAATGACAGCTGTGGATCAAGACTTGATGAAGGAACAACACCCTTCAATGCCTATTGAAAATAGGAGATCAAGTCGAGTGAGCTTTGGTGGACGCGACCGCGACACTGAATAAATTCAACTGCTATATAGGAGCTAATTATGGCAAATTCTAACGGTTCCTTCGGTCTCCGACCGATTGGAAAAATTGGTCAATCGACCAACTCTACCGGGATGACGGAATATCGCATAGCTTCTGATAACTCTAATCCAATATTCCAAGGCATGGCGGTTATACCGCTCGCTGCGGGTGTCATTGACGATCTACAAGCTGCGGCTGGTGGTAACGTCGCTATTGTAGGAGTTTTCGGAGGTTGTGAGTACGTTTCTTCAACTACTGGTGAAACAATATTTTCAAACTTTTGGCCTGGTTCTGGCGCGGATTCTACATTCCCTGTCAAGGCTTTTGTGTATGATGATCCAAATCAACTGTTCACGATTGCAACATCTAACGTTGTTGCAGGACAGAACACTGAAGCGGAAGTTCGTACATCTGTATTCGCAAACATTGCTTTTGCTACGGGTAACAGTGGTTCTACAACTACTGGTATTTCTTCTGCAACAGCGGACTTGAATACAGTCGCAACCACCAACACATTGGCGTTAAGAATTATGGGCATCCAAGATGATGTAGATAATTCTGATTTCACTGCTGCTGGTATCCCACTAATCGTTCGTATAAACAACCACTTCAATGCGCCTACTGGCTCCATTGCAGCGGGTACTGTTTCTACGACTGGCGTATAGGAGACTAAGATATGGCTATATCACGCGCACAACTAGCGAAAGAGCTAGAGCCTGGTCTCAATGCCTTATTTGGCATGGAGTACTCCAGGTACGAGAACCAACACTCAGAGATTTTCACTACTGAATCTTCAGACAGAGCGTTTGAAGAAGAAGTAATGTTATCTGGGTTTGGAGCCGCCCCGACTAAGTCGGAGGGTTCCGCTGTTAATTTCGACGATGCTAACGAAGCATATACGGCGAGATACAATCATGAGACAATCGCACTTGCGTTCTCTATTACAGAGGAAGCAGTTGAGGATAATCTCTATGATCGTCTATCTTCTCGTTATACTCGTGCACTTGCTCGATCAATGGCACACACTAAACAGGTGAAAGCCGCAGCAGTGTTAAACAACGCATTTACAGCTGGAGCATCAGCTGGAGGTGACGGAGTTGCACTTTGTGATGCGTCTCATCCTCTAACCAACGGTGGCACGTTTGCAAACGAACCAAGTACAGCTGCTGATCTTAACGAAACTTCACTTGAAGATTCATTGATCAACATTGCTGGGTTTGTTGACGAGCGTGGTCTTAAAGTAGCACTACGCGGTATGAAACTTGTTATTCCTCGTCAGCTTCAATTTATTGCTGAAAGAATAATGGCTTCTAACCTTCGTTCTGGTACAGCGGACAATGACACTAACGCTATGCGCTCAATGGGAATGCTCCCAGAGGGTTATGCCGTTAATGACTTCTTGACCGATACGGACGCTTTCTTTGTGATGACAGACGCTCCACGCGGAATGATTCATTTTGAAAGAACAGCTCTATCCACAAATATGGAAGCTGACTTTGATACAGGAAACATGAGATTTAAAGCAAGAGAAAGATATTCTTTTGGTTTCTCAGATCCTCGTTGTATCTTCGGCTCACCAGGAGCGTAAATCCATATGCCTTATGGAACCACTTGGGGCGGCTTTTGTCGCCCCTTTTTTATTTAACAAGGAGAAAGTAAATGGACTGGATTAAAGGAAGATTAAAAGAGCCTTCAAGCTACGGAGCTGCGGCTGTTGTTGGCGTTGGGTTAGGCATTTTGCTTAGTATGCCAATATTAACTTGGGCAGGTATAGTTTGTGCTATATTTGGATTAGTTCTTAAAGAAAAATCAAGCGAGTGAGGGTATAAGTTACCCTCTTTCTTTTTGTTAAAAGGTGGTGTATCGTAAAGATACCTTGACAGTTGCATTCCGCAGCTGACATTTGCCTAGACAAGGAGACACAATGGCTAATACAACATTCTCAGGACCAGTCCGTTCCGAAAACGGATTTAAAGTAG